ATGGAGGCGGCGAAGGCGTTCATGATCAGGCCGTCACGCCAGCGCCGTTCAAGCGCACGCGTCCGACAATTTCGCCAGCGGTCCCGCCGACAGAAGCGACAGCAACGCCGATCAGCTTGTTGGTGCTGGCTGTTGCTGTGCAGGCGGTGCCAGTCCAGTAGACCAAAGCGCCGACCGTCCAAGCCTGACTGGCCACCTTTGGCAAATCGTAGACGCCAGTCAGGTTGATGACGCCTTGCGCACCATTGGCGATCGCACCGGCCGCCACGCCGAACAGGCTGCCGACGAGGACACCGGCGCCCGACGCAATGTCGGCACCGGCAGTGATGGTGAGCGTATCGCCCATTGCTACAAAGTTCTTCATGGGTGTTCTCCCGCTGAATGTGGTGGTTTGCTGGGCCCCGATCGAGGCCCAGCATCAATTGGAGTTTAGGCGGGGGCGGCGCCCGCGTTCTTGTACATTCCGCGCCAGTCGATCGCTTTGGCCGCGAAGTCGTGACGCGCCTTGATCTCCATGCCGTCGACCTCGAAGCCCATCCGGGTTTCGGTGAAGACGCCTTCCTGTCCGTCGAGGTAAGCGTATTCCACCGTGTCGATGCGCGAAGGATCAGCAGCGAGGAACCAAGGGTCCTGACCACTGGCCGGAATGAGGCGCGGTTCCTCGATCACCTGCATGCGCCCTGCGTACGGGTTCACGTCAGCGGTGTTTGAAGGCGTGGTTGCCGTGATCTGCTTGCGGGCCTCGACCGAGCGCTGACCTGGCGGCACGATGATGTATTGCGGCAGGATGCTGATCTTGCGACCTTCAATCCCGGTCTGCAGCGCGAACTTGCGGTAGGCTTCCGAAAGCGAAGTTTCACCGATCACCGAAGCGGTGCCGACGTTGCCATGGGCAGCATCGAACAGAGCCACGCTGTCGCCCATTGCTGGGTTCTGCATCAGGATCGAGTAGACGATATCCGATTCCAGATCGGCGGCCGAGGCGCCAAAGGCAGCCGGAACGCGGGTGAAGGCATCAAGGTCGTCGTTGATCAGCGTCTGGCGTGTGATCGAGACGATCCGGCCATAGGTCGCCAGTGCATAGGCTTCTTTCGCCTCGCCAATGGTCCCGTACTGGAACTCACCGGACTCGAGCACCTTCTCAAGATCAGGCGCGCCGCCCAGCTGCGTGCGATTCACGGGCTTGAAGTCCGTAATCGTCGCGCGGCGCGCCCAAGCACCAAACGTGCGCGGGGTGCCATCGTAAGCCGCGCGCAGCGTCTTGTTCGCGACGTTCGCGAGGATCGCCGGGAAGTCGCTGGTTGAGTGATAGCCGACAGAGGCACGCGCCTGGAATGCGACACCGGCCAATTCCATCTTGGACATGCCGCGTGTGCTGACACCAGCGCGATCAAGGGCGTGACGAGCCATCTCGATCAGCGACAGGCCGCGGAATTCCCGACCATTCGCGGTCAGCTCGTGCCGACCGGGATTGTGGCGATGCATCAGCGCCTCTGTCATTGCGTCGCGGTACTGGACCTCGCGCTCGCCGGTGCCGCGCGCCTGAGCAGGGGTGGGTTCGGGTGTGCGACCTGCCGGATCGGTCTCGACCAGCTTGTCGAGGATCCGCGAGCGCGCCTGATCGAGCGAAATGCCGTCCCGGATCAGCTGATCGCGAAACGCGGGTTCAAGACCGTGACGCGAGCAAAGCGTGCCAATCTCTGAGGAGCGAGTGCGCTCTTCTGCGCGGATCGCTTCTGCGTCGATCACCGGCGCTTGCGGGGTGGTGGTCGCCTCGGTGGTTTGGGCGGCGCGGATCTGCTGGCCCGTGTCTTCGCGGACGGCCGTCGTTTCATCACCGGCCGCATTGGGGTTGTCTTTGGGCATCTCTGCCTCCTTTCCAGAAGCCGCATTTGCGGCAGTTGTGTCGCGCCGGGTGATGACGCAGGGGTTGCGGGTCTCTTGTCCGGATTGCTCCGAGCGGATTGTCGCGCCGGGATCGGCGGGCATTGCGACCGCCGAAATCTCGTAGGGTTCCCAATCGACGGCGCGCCATAGCTCGCGAGCGCCGTCCGTCTTGGTGATGTCGTATCGGTGCACCCGGTAGCCGACCGAGACCTTGTTGATGGTGCGCTCGAGGATGCGCTGAATGGCCGGTGCCGCGTCCTCGGCGCTGGTGAGGCGGATTTTAGCGGTGCCTTGGCCGTTCTCGACGCGCACGGAGCCTGGAACGACCGATCCGAGGACATTGGACACACCGCCCCAAGTCTTGTGGCTGTCCAGAAAGGGTGCGCCTTCGTTGAGACGATCGAGCCGGATCGAGTTGCCGTCGACCAGCAGCTCTTCGTCATATTCGACGCGTTCGTCCCAGCCTACCCATCGCACGCGCTGGACCGTGGCCCCGGTCGTCCAGATGATATCGATGGTGCGCTCGGCCTCGTTGATCGTGTCGGCGCGCACCATCGCCTCCCGCCCGATAAGGGGCAGGTCCAAGGTGTCTCTCGGCATGTGTATTACTCCGTTGCTGGCTCGCGCGAGGGCGCGGCGTTGGGATCAGCGGTCTGCACGAGACCGGCTTTGGTGACCTTTCGAGGGTCGGCGTCGAAGACGAGCCCGAGATCGTCCATCTTCGCGTTGAAGTCGGCGGCTTCCTTCAGAAGCTCTTCCGGATCATATCCGCGCCGCGCGATCTGCTGCGGGATCGTGGCAAAGCCGGAGCGGACTTCAAGCAGGTCTGCCTGCGCATCCTGCAGCGGGTTCACGCTCTCGAAGCGGGTTGGCCCCCACTCGGCGTAGATTTCAATCCCGCGCGGCAACAGGCCCGCGTCCTGGGCGTATTCGATGAACCAGTCCCATATCCGTTCGCAAAACATCGGAATGACGGTCTGCCACTGTATTTGCTCGATCATGCGGCGAAACTCGTTGAGGCCCGCGCGCGTGCTGGAGAAGTTCGCTTGGCTCATGTCGCCGGTCATCAGCGCGTAGGGCACGCGGAAGCCCGCCGAAATCAGATGCTGCTGGCCGCGCAGCCACTCCCCGACGCCACCCGTCGAGGTGGGCTGGTTGAACTTGATGTCCTTCCCGTTGCGGGCATAGGCGATCAGGCCCGGCTCGAACTGCTCGATGCGATGGCCTTCGGCGTCCTCGACCGAGGGCGCAATGCCCTGGTCCGCTTCCTCGGCCCCAAAGACGATGCCGACGAGGCAGGCTTCCGTCTTTTTCCGTACCAGCTCGGCGGTCTGCCAATCGTCCAGATCACGGATGTGCCGCATCGCGGGCGTGCCCCACGGAACGCCGCGGGACTGTACACGCTGGCGCTCAAAGAGGTGTGCCACGCGGTCGGCCGGGATCCGGATCGACTCGAAGCGCCTGCCGAAGATCGTGACCGTGCCGCCCGGGTGATCAGGGAACAGCCAGTAGGCGGAACGCTTGCCATTCCGGTCGTATTCAATCCCCTGGTCGATCCGGACGCCATCCGGCCGGTTGTCCATGCGCGCCGCGTCCAGATGATCCGCTTCCCGCAGCTCGATCTGCAGCGGCACCACGCCCGGCGAGCGCATGGACGTCGGGCGGGCCAGTGCGAAAACCTCGCCGCCCTCGATCATTTCGCGCACAGCAAGGTTCAGCAGGCCGTGGAAGTCTGTGTGGCCGTGCCGGTCGCAGTTGCGCGCCCAGCGCTTCCACAAAGCGTCGACGCGCTCGTTCAGCGCCTTGTCGCCGGTGGCGGCGCGAGGCCGGATCCCGGTGCCGACGATGTTGTTGACCAGCACCTGCACAGCCTGGGCGGCCATGGGGTTGTTGCGGACCAGATCGCGCATGCGGTCGCGCAGGATAGGCCCAGCGCCTGCGATTTCCTTGTCGGCCGAGTTGCCAGTGGCCCGCCAGCCGTCCGTCCCGCGCCCCTTGGAGGCAGATTCATAGCCGCGCTTGCGCTCGATCGCGTCGCGAGCGTAGAGCCGCCGCAGCGCCGTTTCGGGCGAAAACACTGCGACGGCTCTGTCGATCAGGCCAAAACGCACGGGAGGAGGAATGCGCTTAGCCATCAGGACCTCCGGAAGCTGGCATATCCAGCGATTGGCAGTTTATTGCCGGACTGCGTTGCGAGATCGGCCTCGATCGTGGCGATGATCTGCCGCATCTCGTTCAGTGACCGGTACTTGGTGGTTTTTCCGTCGTAGCTGACCTCTGTCACGCCGGTGGCGTAGGCCCGCTTGATCGCGTCGAGTTGTGCCTGCGTAAATCCAGCCATTTCAGAACCATTTCCCGCGCCGCGAGCCCATCCAGTCGGACGAGCGGCGCGGCTGCTGCTTCGTTGATGGCCGGTTCGGAACGCCTGCTGTTGCGGCGATGTCCACCCGGCCGGTGTTGATCTGTTCCTCGAGCTGTTCCCAGCGTCGCTCGTCCCAGCGGTCGAGCCCCATCAGCCAAGCGGAGGCGCGCGCGTAGACGCGGCAGTCCAGCGCCTCGTT